CCAGCTCGCCGACGGCCAGACCATCCGCAACCCCGACGGCTGGCGCCACACCGCCCGACGACGAGCCCGCGCCGAGCACCACGCCGACGCCATCCGGCTCCTCGACGCCTGGCACATCCCCGACTCCCGCACCCTCGCCGAACTCCTCACCGGCCGACGAACCCTCGCCACCAGCCACCTCCCCCGACGCACACCAGGAGCCGCATGACCACCACCGACCCCACCCACATCGACACCGTCGCCCCGTACCCCGCCACCATCGAAACCTGCACCGCCGACGCCCTGCTCCGCTGGCGCCTGGCACACGGCATCTCGCACAGCGCCCACCTGCAACAGATCACCTCCAAGCCCCCCGAGGAGTGGACCGACGACCCCCGGTTCAGAGCCCACCTCAACGGCATGATCGGCGCCACCTCGACGGCGCTCGCCCTCCGCGCCCTCATCGACACCGACCCCGAGCGGGCCGACCAAGCCGCCCGAGAGATCTGGACCTGGGGCGAGAGCGGCGAGATGGACGAGGTCCTGTGGGACATGGCCGCCTCCCGCAACCTCGACCCGCAGCGGATCGCCGACGAGGCCCGAGCCCGGAGCGACGACTGATGCAGCGCTACCCGCTCCAACCCCTCGCCGACGCCGAACACATCACCCTCGGCACCCCACACGGCGCATGGAACCACGGCCAACCCGACCCCGGCGCACCCCTCCACGGAACCGCCCTACTCGCCGCCCGCCTCGACGTCCACCAACGCACCGTCCAACGCGCCATCACCGACGGCCTCACCGAGGCGAAAGCCGACGTCTGGGCCACCACCCTCGGCCACCACCCCGCCTACATCTGGCCCGACCTCTGGCCCACCCACGACGACCACGCCCTCGACGACGTCGCCTGACCGTCGTACCAGCACCCCAAGATCACCCCCGTGGCCAAGCCCCTCACCGACGACGAACGAGAGCACATCGAAGCCCTCCTCGCCACCGGCAAGAGCGCCCGAGACATCGCCACCGAAATCGGACGTAGCCCCGACACCATCAGCCGCATCGCCCGCAGCATCGGGCACTCCTTCGGACGTACGAACCTCGATAGCGCACGCGAGGCACGCTCGGCGTACTGCGCCGAGCGGCGGGCTCTGATCGCTGCCCGGCTCACCGAGGAGGCGGAGAAGCTGCTGGACCAGCTACATGAGCCGCACCTGGCGTTCAACTTCGGTGGCAAGGAGAACTCGTACAACGAGCACCTGCTGGGGGAGCCGCCGATCGAGGGGAAGCGGGCGCTGATCCAGTCGGCTCGGGAGGCGGTGCGGACGGTGCTGGACATCGACAAGCACGACCGGAAGGCCGACGAGGGCCTGTCCGACGTGGACGCCTGGCTCGACGCCATGGGCGCGTGACGGTGGGTCGCCTGGTCACGCACCGTTGGAGTCTTGACGAGGGCCAGGATCCGAACGCCTTCCGGGCGCTGATGGAGCCGCTGGGCGAGTGGGATCCGGCCGTGGAGCACGCACGCAGGGCCTCAGCCGACGGCGAGCCGGCCCGGTTCCGCTACACGCCCCGAGACGTGCCGTGACCGTCGCACCGCTCGTCGACAAGCAGCGCCGGAGCGTCGAGCTCGCCAACGCCCGCATCAACATCTGGGAGGGCTCCGTCCGGTCCTCCAAGACCGTCTCCTCGATGCTCCGCTGGGCCCGCTACGTCCGCACCGGCCCCCCCGGGAACCTCGCCATGATCGGCAAGACCCACGACACCCTCAAGCGCAACATCATCGACCCGATGACCGAGATGCTCGGCGAGAACCGGTGCCGCCACAACCGAGGCGAACGAGAGCTGATGCTGCTCGGCCGGCGCGTGTACCTGGCCGGCGCCAACGACCAGAAGGCCGAGGACAAGATCCGCGGCCTCACCCTCTCCGGCGCCTACGTCGACGAGGTCTCGCTCCTCCCGCCCGGCTACTGGGCGATGCTCCTGTCCCGCCTGTCCGTCGACGGCGCCAAGGTGTTCGGCACCACCAACCCCGACAACCCGAACCACTGGCTCATGCGGGACTACCTCAAGCGCCCCCGCGTCCACCTCCGCCACGACGGCACCGTCGCCGTCGACCGCCACGCCGACCTCGACCTCGCCCGGTTCTCGTTCCGGCTCATCGACAACCCGACCCTCTCCGACGCCTACGTCCGGTCGCTCGAGGCCGAGTACACCGGCCTCTGGCGGAAGCGGTTCATCCTCGGCGCCTGGGTCCTCGCCGAGGGGTCGATCTACGACGGGTTCGACTCCGAGCCCGGAGGCCCACACGTCATCACCGCCCTCCCCGACATCGACGAGTGGGTCCTGGCCGTCGACTACGGCACCCACAACCCGTTCGTCGCCCTGCTGATCGGCCTCGGTGCCGACGACCGCATCTACGTCGCCCGCGAGTGGCGGTGGGACTCCCGGGCGAAGCTGCGCCAGCTCACCGACGCCCAGTACTCCACCGAGCTCCGCGCCTGGCTCCCGGGCCTCCGACCCTCCCTCGGTGTCCGCCCCGACCCCACCGCCGTGATCGTCGACCCGTCGGCAGCGTCGTTCATCGCCCAGGCCTACCGGGACTCCTGGGTCGGGGTCACGGGCGCCGACAACACCGTCGCCGACGGGCTCCGCTCCGTAGCCTCCCTGCTCGCTGCGGATCGGCTCAAGGTCCACGCCTCCTGCACGGGGCTGATCGAGGAGATGACCGGCTACGTGTGGGACGAGAAGGCCGCCGAAAAGGGCGAGGAGAAGCCGCTCAAGATCGACGACCACGGCCCTGACGCACTCCGGTACGGGGTGATGGGCACGAGGCGGTGGTGGCGCTGGTGGCTCACCGACGACTGTGGCGCCGAGGCGGCCTAGGAGGGGCGCGGGTCCGACGAGCCCCCGTGCGGCTCGGCCGGCGAGACGATCCAGGCGTACGCTTCGGCGAGGTTCCTGATCGTCCGCCCGCTGTCGCCCTTCACCCCCGCGCTCAGTTCGCTCCGTGCCATCGTCTGACCGTACTGCGGGACGACGTTGTCGTAGCAGCCCCTCATGCTGCCCCCCGTGCCTCTGCCCGCGGACGACGCCCCCTGGCCGCCACCCGGAGAGGCCAAGGTGGCCGCCGACCTCGCCACCGCCGACGCATGGTGGTCCGGTGACCCCGACCGGCTCGCCCACGTGTACGGCGGGCTCACCGCCGAGGATGCGCACGAGCGTCGGCGGCCGTCGCAGCGGATCCGAGACGCCTTCTGGGGCCGACTGCAGGATCCGACGAAGCGGCGGGAACGGATCCACGTCCCCGTCGCAGCCGACATCGCCGCCACCGGCGCCGACCTCCTGTTCGGCGGGGAGGGCCTCACGTTCGAGGTCCCCGAAGCCCACGGGGAGAAGCCCGACCAGGAGGCACGGAAGGCCGAGGACGCCATTGTCGCCCTCGCCGACCGCATCGGGTTGGACAGCACACTCCTGGAGGCGGCCGAGCTGGCCGGCGCACACGGCGGCGTGTACCTCCGCCCCTCCTGGGACCCCACCGCCTCAGACGATCCGATCCTGTGGGTCATCCACGCCGACCGGGCCGTCCCGGTCTTCCGGATGGGCCAGTTCGTCGGCGTGACCTTCTGGTCGGTGGCCGACCAGCGGGGCCACGAGGTTCTGCGGCACCTCGAGCTCCACGAGTACACCGGTTCCGGACGGGACCGGCGGCCGACGGTCGAGCACGCCCTGTACCGGGGGACGAAGGACCGGCTCGGGGTGAAGGTGCCGCTGACCGAGCACGCCGCCACCGCAGGCCTCGGCCTCGGCGCCGACGGGTTGGGTGTGGTGCCCGACGGGGTCCGCCGGCTCTTGGCCCACTACGTGCCGAACGTGCGCCCCAACCGGAAGCACCGGCACTCGTGGCTCGGTCGGCCGGACACGCAGGGCGCCGAGCCACTGATGTCGGCCATCGACAAGACGATGACGTCGTGGATGCGGGACCTTGACCTCGGCCAACGGCGGATCATCGTGCCCGACCAGTACCTCCAGAAGGGAGGCCGCGGCCAAGGCGCTTGGTTCGACCAGGACCAGGAGGTGTTCTCCCCGCTGGCCATCGACCCGGGGTCGGCCGACTCGGGGACCATCACCGTCGTCGACTTCGCCCTGCGCACCGAAGACCACAACCGCACCGCCCGGGCGCTCCTGGAGCGGATTGTGGCCGTCGCCCAGTACTCCCCGCAGTCGTTCGGGCTCCCGGCCGAAGGGGGAGAGCAAACCGCGACGGAGATCGACTCGAAGGACAAGCGGTCGTTCCGCACCACCGGCCGGAAGCGCCACTACTGGAACCAGCCCCTACCCGACGCCGTGCACCAGCTCGCCGTCATCGACGCCGAGATCCTCGGCCGGCGTGACGCCGCGCCGATGCGGCCACGGCTGGTGTGGCCGGATCTGGAGGGCCAGGACCTCACGTCGCTGGCCACCAGCGTGGAGATGATCAACCGGGCGCAGGCGGCGTCGATCGCCACGAAGGTCCGGATGCTCCACCCCGAGTGGGAGACCGAGGAGGTCGACGCCGAGGTGGATGCGATCAAGGCCGACATGGGCCTCTCGGTACCCGACCCCACGACGTGGGGTGGGCTCCCGCCTCACCAGCTCGAGGTGCAGGCGCCGTGACCCCGAAGCCCGACGAGACGCCGAGGGCCCCGGCGGACGCCTACCACCGGATGGCCGACGTGCTGCCCGAGTGGTACTTCACCACCCCGCCACCCGACCGAGGCCTGATCGTGCACGTCCGGGGCGACGACCGGGTGTGGACCCAGTGGGCGATGCCGGTCGGCCTGTACCAGGCGATCGAGCCGGCCCTCCGCCGCCACCGGCTCTCGACCCGGATCGAGCAGTACGACGGGCGGGCCGCGGCGTGAAGTGGACGGTCACCCACGACGACGGGTCCGTCACCCACGCTGACGTCCGCCGCGACTCCCCGTGTGGGAAGGCCGCCTACCGGAAGCGCAAGGTCGCCCTGGCGGTGGCCAAGCGGGTCACGCTGGAGACGGGCGAGCTGATCCAGGCGTACAGGTGCGTGCGCGGCTGCCACGCCTGGCACCTCGGCCACCCGCCGGGGACCCGAGGGGAGCACACCCGGGCCCACACCGACCACCCCGCGCCGCCTCCGCCCCCGCCGACTCGGATCCCGAGGGTCGAGCAGCACGGAACGCTCGTCTCCGTCGATGGGCGCCCCACGCTGTGGCTGGAGCGCCCCGACCCGATCCACCCTGGGGCGCTCACGGCCGAGGTGGTCGGGATGCTCCATGCCCGCAGCCGCTGACCCTGACCTTGCCCTCGCGTTGGCGAAGGCGGCCGTGGAGCTCTACAGCGGCGTCGTCGAACGGCTCCTGCGGGACGTCGCAGCCCGGCTCGCCCGAGGGATCACCGGCCCTGACTGGGCCACCGCCAAGCTGCTGGAGGTCGACGCCCTCCGGAGGGCCGCGCTCGTCGAGCTGGAGGCCCTGACCGCCGCCGTGCCCGAGGCGATCGAGGACGCCGTCACCGCCGGCTGGAGCGCTGGGGCCTCCACCGCCGCCCGAGAGGTCGGCGTCGCCGCCACGGCCACCACAGCCGTCGCTCCGCAGCCCGTAGCGGCCCTCGTCCGGGAGACCGTCCAGCAGGTCACCTCCACGCACCCGGCGATCCTCCGGACCGTCGTCGACGGCTACCGGGACGTGATCGCCGAGACGGCCGCGCCCGACGTCCTCACCGGCACCCGCACCCGCGTGCAGGCGGCGCAGCAGGCCATGGATCGGTTCGCCGCCCGCGGCATCACGGGGTTCACCGACAGCCGGGGCCGGTCTTGGTCGCTGGAGTCCTACACGGAGATGGCCACCCGCACGGCTGTCGGCCGCGCCCAGGTCGCCGGCAGCCTCGACCGGTACGAGGCCGCCGGCCGCGACCTCGTCCTCGTGTCCGACGCCCCGCAGGAGTGCGCAGCGTGCCGTCCCTGGGAGGGCAAGGTGCTCTCCATCACCGGCAACACCCCGATGGGCACGTCGGTGACCGGCGGGGGAGGGGCGAGGTTCATGGTCCGAGGCACCGTCGCCGCCGCCCAGAGAGGCGGGCTCCACCACCCCAACTGCCGCCACAAGCTCGGCGCCTTCGTCCCCGGGCTCACCCGCCGCATGACCGACACCGCCGACCCCGACGGCGACCGCGCCCGCCAGCAGCAGCGCTACCTCGAGCGGGGGCTGCGAGCATGGAAGCGCCGCGAGGCAGCGGCCCTCACCGACGAAGACCGGCGGCGTGCGAAGGCCCACCGGCAGGAGTGGTCGTCCCGGCTCCAGGACCACGTCGACGAGCACGACGGGCTCCGCCGGCAGCGCTCACGGGAGGGCGTCACAGCAGGCCGCGCCCGGTAGAGCGCTACTCGCGGACGCCGGACCCTTGGCAGTCCAAGCACCGCGCCCGCCCGCGGTGAGTCCCGTCCATTCGGGATCCGATGCCGCGAGCCCTGTCGTAGCAGCCCCGCATACTTCGCCACCGTGATGCGACGCACCCCCCGCCCCACCGACGCCCACACCGCGACCGACCCCGCTGCCCGTCGCCGGCGGGGTCGGTCCGGCCTCCGCCTCCTCCGCCTCCAGCTCACCCTCGCTGGCCTGGCCGGGCTCCTGCTCCTGAACGACGGGGGCGGCGGTGACGGCGGCGGTGATGGTGGCGACGGCTCCGGCGGTCAGGGCGGCTCCGGCGACGGCTCCGGGTCGGGCTCCGGTGACGGTGGCCAGGGCACCGGGAACGGCACCGACGACGGCAACAGCGACGCCGGCGCCAAGGTCACCATGACCCAGGCCGAGCTCGACGAGCTGATCAACAAGAAGGTCGGCAGGACCGCCTCCGCGAAGGAGGCCGAGTTCAAGAAGTGGCTCGACGACCAGGGCAAGGACGCCACCACCAAGGAGAAGGAGCGAGCCGACGCCGCAGAGCAGGCAGCGAAGGAGGCCACCGACCGGGCCAACGCCCGGCTCGTTCTCGCCGACGCCAAGGTCGCCGCCCTCGCCGCGGACGCCAACCCGAAGCGCGTTGACGCTCTGCTCAGGCTCGCCGACCTCTCCGACGTGGACGTCGACGACAACGGCAAGGTCGACGAGAAGGCGCTGAAGAAGGCCGTCGACGCCGCCCTGAAGGAGTACCCCGAGTTCAAGGCCAACGCCAGCAGCGGTGGGGCCTCCGGGGGCGAGCACGGTGGCGACGGCTCGACGAAGCCGAAGACGCTGGGGGAGGCGATCGCCGCCCGCATGGCGGGCTGATCCGAGCGGGGTAGCGCAGAGGCAGCGCGCCGGGCTCATAACCCGGAGGTCGGAGGTTCGAACCCTCCCCCCGCCACCACGGACCGGGCAGCCGGTCCCCTCCGACGGGAGGCGAAACACGGGGGTCCGACGGGACCGAAATCACGGGGGCCGCCCGGGCCGCACACGGGACGAAACCACCCCCTGATCTCGGAGGCCACCGTGCACCCTGTCCTTCTCCTGATCGTCGGCCTGGCCGTCGTCATCGGGTTCTTCACCCTCCTCGGGCCGTCGCCCGACTCGCCCTACACCAAGGGCGGCACCGCCCGTGAGCGCATCGCCGCCGCCCGATCGGCGTTCCTCGCCTCGGACCTCGGAGCCGTCACCCTCGAGCAGGCGAAGCTCAACACCCAGGACGACATCGCCCTCCAGGTCATCGACGAGTTCCGGAAGTCGAGCTGGCTGCTCGACCACCTCGTCTTCGACGACGTCGTCAGCCCGGCCGGCGGCGGCTCGACGCTCACCCACGGCTACACCCGTCTGGTCACCCAGCCGACCGCCGCCTTCCGTGCGATCAACTCCGAGTACACGCCGTCGGAGGTCACCCGGCAGCGGTTCACCACCGACCTGAAGGTCCTCGGTGGCTCGTTCCAGATCGATCGGGTGGTTGCCCGGCTCGGCCCCGCCGCCTCCGGCGAGGTCGAGCTGCAGATGTCGCAGAAGATCAAGGCGGCACGCACCCTCTTCGCCCAGACCGTCATCCTCGGTGACTCGGCCGTCAACGCGGAGTCCTTCGACGGGCTCTCCAAGGCCCTTGCCGGGTCCTCGACCGAGATCACCGCTGGCCCGGGCTCGGACTTCTCGGCCGTCACCGACCGCCTGTCGGGCATCCAGGCCATGAAGTGGATCCGCCGGATGGTCGCCAAGCTGGACGGCCCCCCGTCGGCGCTGCTCATGAACACCGACGCCCTCTCGGCCCTCCAGACCGTCGCCGAGATCACCTCGCAGCTCACCGAGCTGTCGGCCTTCGGCCAGACCGTGACCGCCTGGCGGGGCATCCCGCTGATCGACCTCGGCGAGCGCATGGGCTCCTCGGACCCCGTCATCGGCACGGTCGATCCCGACTCGACCGTCTACACCGCCACCATCAACGGGGTCCCGACGGGCGGGTCGTTCAAGCTGCGGATCACCGTCGACGGCAACGACGACGAGACCGACGCCATCGCCTACAACGCCAACGCCGCCGCCGTCGACTCGGCCATCGAGGGCACCGGCGTCGTCCCGGCGGGCGGCGTCGCCGTCACCGGCACGTTCGTCCTCGCCTTCGGCGGCGCCCTGGCCGGCAAGGACGTGAAGGTCGAGCTGTCCTCGAACGACCTCACTGGCGGCACCAACCCCACCGTCGCCCTGCAGGAGACCGGCAACGTCGGCGGCCTGACCGACATCTACGCCGTCCGCCTCGGCCTCGACGGGTTCCACGGGCTGTCGACCATCGGCGGCCAGCTCGTCGACGCCTGGCCCCCGGACTTCACCAAGGCCGGCGCGGTCAAGACCGGCGAGGTCGAGATGGGTCCCGTGGGTGTCGCCCTCAAGGCCACGAAGGCCGCGGCGGTGCTGCGCAACGTCCGGGTGGCCTGATGCGGTCGGTGAAGGTGGTCGCTCCGGTGGCCGGCTACGAGGGCATCGTCGCCGGCGCGGAGTTCACCAAGGGTGTCGCCCACGTGGACCCGGCCAACACCGGGGCGCTCAACTACTTCCGCCGGGCCGGCTACACCGTCGGCGACCAGGAGCCCGTGGTCGCCGCCGACCCGGCGCCGGCCGATCCCCGGGCCGTGGTCACCGAGCAGGTCGGGACGCGGCTCCGGGACGCCGCGGTCGACCCTCGACCGGGAGACTTCCTGGCGCCGACCAACGCCGGCAAGCCGGGCTCGGAGGGCAACCCGCACGGCCCGCACGTGATCTCCCCGGAGGTCCACGCCTCGGAGGGTGTCCGGCCGGTGCGGGGTGGGCCGGTCGCCGTGGATGACGTCCAGGCCCAGGACGCTGCCGAGACGGCGCACACGCTCGACATCTCCCCTCCTGTCATCGATGCGGTCGAGGTTCCGGCTGACGGCACCGAGGCCACCGTGGCGGGCGATCCGCCAGCGGCGTCGGCGAACAAGCCCGAGTGGGTGGACTTCGCCGTCGCCTCCGGGCTCGATCGGTCCACCGCCGAGGCGATGACCAAGGCCGAGCTGGTCGCCGCCTACGGACAGGGCGCCTGACCTGTGGCCCGTCGTCTGCGCTGGTACCGCCTCCCGTCGGGGGTCCTGTGGTCGTGCTACGGCCCGCCCCCGTCGGGTGCGGTCGAGGTCCCGGACCCGGGCGCGCCCGTGCGGGAGACCCCGGCGCAGCGGGCCACCAAGGCCGAGTGGGTCGAGTACGCCGTCGCCCTCGGGATCCCGGCCGACACGGCGGAAGCGGCCACGAAGGTGGCGCTACAGGGCCGTGTCGAGGAGCTCGTCGCAGCGGCGGAGAGCCGCGGCCCGGTGGGGTCCGACGTGGAGCTCGTCGATGACGGCACGGAGCCGGAGCAGGTCGTCACGGGTCCAGTGGTCGACGGGCCCGCCGTCGGCGAGGACTCGGATGGCGACGGCCAGGTCGTCGGGCACGACGGGGGAGCGTAGATGCCCCCGTCCTACGCGTCGCCGGCGGAGCTGGCCGCCTGGCTCCCGGACTCGATCGAGGTCGACGGGGACACGGCCGAGGTGGAGCGGCTGCTGGCCCGCGCCACGCAGAAGATGGACGCCACCGTCCGGGCGGCGTTCACGCTCGATGACGATGGCCTCCCGGTCGACGAGCCTGTGGCCACCGCGCTCCGGGATGCCACCTGTGCGCAGGTGGAGTACTGGGTCCGGGAGGTCGGGGAGGAGCACGACGTCGCCGGGATGGGCGGCCGGCAGGTGGCGCTCACGGGCCTGTCCATGCAGTCCCTCCCGCCCGATGTGGCCCCCCGGGCCCGGGAGCTGCTGGCCACGGCCGGGCTCCTGTCGCTCTCGACCCCGTCGGGGTACCCGGCCATGGCCGGTTGGGCGGTCGGCCCATGAGCGTCACCCTCCCGTCGTCGGTCCTCCGTCAGCGCATCACCGGCCGCCCCTACCTGGGGTCGACCGGTACGAAGGGCGCCGCCTACGGGGAGCCCCGCACGGTCCGGGCCCGGGTGGTGGGCCGGCGCCGGGTCGTCCGGTCGTCCACCGGGACGCAGCGGACCTCGACGCAGACGGCCGAGGTGCGCCCGGGGGACGAGTTCCCCACCCAGTCGCAGGTCGTGTTCGAGGGCGAGACCTACGAGGTCGCCGAGGTCGTCCCGATGCAGGGCCTCTCGCGCCCGGCCGGCTATCAGCTGGTGCTGATCTGATGCGCACCCGGCTGACCATCGACCTCTCGGCCCTGGCGCGGATCCGGGATGCCGCCATGGACGGACTCGGCGACGCGGCCGAGTTCCTGCTGGAGGAGTCCCAGCGGGAGGTCCCGTTCGAAGAGGGCACCCTCGCGGGCTCGGGGACGGTCACGGTCGACCGGGCCCGCGGTGAGGCGGCCATCTCCTACGACACCCCGTACGCGGTCCGTCAGCACGAGGACCAGGCGCTCCAGCACCCCAACGGCCGGAAGGCGAAGTTCCTCGAGCGGCCGATGCGCGAGAAGGGGCCGGCGGCGTTCGAGCACGTCGAGGCTTCGGTGCGGCGGGTGATGCGCTGATGCTGGCCGCCGCCGTGGCGAAACTGCTGCTCGTCGAGCTGGAGTGGGTCGACTTCCGGGAGCACGAGCCCGGGGGGAACACGTTCGTCCAGGACGTCCCCTCGGCGCCCGACGAGTGCCTGTCGCTGTTCGGGTCCGGTGGAGATCCGCAGCCGACCTTGGACCCGTCTGACGCCCCCGTCTTGCAGGTCCGGAGCCGTGGGGCCGAGCGGGACCCGGTGACGCCGTACGAGCGATTGCGGGCGATCTCCGCAGTGCTGGCGTGCATGGACCTCGTGTGGCTCGACGAGGGCGGCGCGCACGAGGTGTTCGTCGTGTCGTGCACGCCGCTCCAGTCCGACCCGGTCCCGATGGGGATGGACGGCTCCCAGCGCCACGAGTGGTCCCTCAACTTCGCCTTCGACACGCACGCCCCGACCGCCCACCGACCCGCCTGACCAAGGAGAAACCCCGATGGCCCCGACCACGAAGATCCCCGCCCGGGGATGGAAGCACGAGCTGCAGACCGCCGCCCCCAACACGTGGGTGCAGGTGCGCCGCCTCACCGAGTGGGGCCTGAAGAACTCGGTCTCCCACGCCGACACCACCACGGCCGATGACGAGGGGTGGGAGTCGCACATGGCGATCCTGCGCGGCGCCGAGATCACCCTGTCGGGCCTGTACGCCGAGGACGCGGACGACGCCACCCGCGACCCCGGCCAGGAGGCCATCGAGGCCCTGGCCGAGGAGGTCGGCCTGGAGAGCACCAAGCCGTACCGGATCACCTCGCCGGCCGGGGTCGTGAAGACGTTCAGCGTGTCGGCCATGGCCGGCCCGACGGGCGGGGGGGACAAGGACCCGACGAAGTGGGAGGCGACCCTGAAGGTCGACGGCAAGCCCACCACGACCGTCCCGGCCCCGTGAGCGACACCGACCTGGACCCCGCGACCCTGGCGGCCGAGCTGCTGGGTCTCGACGCCAACGACCCGGTGGTGGAGGCCGCCCGCCAGGCGGTCAGGAGCAAGCGCCTCCAGAACGTGGTCGCTGCAGCCGTCGCCAAGCAGGACGCGCAGGCCAAGGCCGAGAAGGCCGCTGTCGAGCAGCCGCGGGGTGATGACCGGTTCGCCGACTTCGACGCCCACTTCGCCGAGCTCGACGACGACCGCACCCCGGTGCGGATCCGCCTGTTCGGACGTCTGTGGGACCTCGGGTGCGACCTGCCCGCGGCGGCGGTGCTGCGGCTCGGGCGGCTGGCGGCGGACGAGTCGATCCAGGATCTCGACCTCACGGACCCGAGGATCAAGGGCGAGGTGATCCTGCTGGCCGGCGACCTGATCCCTGCGCCGGTCCTCGCCGAGTGGCTGGGCCGCGGGCTGGATGACCGGCGGCTCGGCGAGATCGTCCTGTGGGTCTTCGGCCAGCACCAATACGGCCAGACGGGGGGCAGCGCCGAGGGGGAAGCGACAGCCCCCGAGACGGGGGCCTCCGGCTCGTCATCGAACGGTGGACTCTCGTCGTCGGCGACTTCCACCGCGAGTACTCCCTCGACCTCGACCAGCGTGGCGTCCTCGCCGGGATGACCTGGCGGTACTTCCTCACGCGCCTGACGGGTCTGTCGGCCGAGAGCCGGTGGATGGGCGCGCTCCTCGCCGACGAGCGCGGCAAGCGCGAGGAGACGGACGTCGTGCGTCTGGACGGTGATGCTGCTGAGGCCTGGTTCGCCGCGCTGTGAACGTCGGGACCCTCGTCGGGATCCTCGCTGTCGAGGACCGCATGGACGAGGGGATCCGGCGCGCCCTGAACGATGCCGAGAGGCGCTTCGGTGCCGGGGGTGACGCCGCCGGCGACCGGTTCGTCAGAGGCGCCGACGGCAAGGTGCGGGATCGGCTGACGGGCCAGTTCGCTCAGGCCGGCGACCTGGCCGGCACCGAGTTTGCCCGCGAGGCCGGGTCGGCCATGGAGTCCGAGCTCGACTCGGGCGGCACCAGCGGGGTCGCGTCGTGGCTCGGGGGGCTCGGGGGGAAGGTCGCCGGGGGCACGGCCCTGGCGGGCGGGATCATCGGCGCCGGGCTGGTGGCCGGGGTGATGTCCGCCATGGACGACCAGGCGGGCGATGACCTCCTGGCGGGCCGTCTCGGTCTGGATGGCGAGGCGGCGGCGGCAGCCGGGCGCGCAGCCGGCGAGATCTACACGAACAACTTCGGCGACTCGATGGACGACGCCCGCGGGGCGGTCGATGCCGTGTGGTCGACCCTCGGGGACTCCATCGGGGACAGCGACGATGCCCTTGTGAGGGCCGGTGAGCGGGCCATCACGCTCGCTCAGATCATGGAGGTCGACGTCTCCACGGCGGTCAACACCGTCGGGGCCGCGGTGCGCACCGGTCTGGCGAAGGACGCCACCGAGGGCTTCGACCTCATGACCGCCGCGGCGCAGCAGATGCCGACGGAGATGCGGGCCGAGCTGATCCCGGCGGTCGACGAGTACGGGACGTTCCTGGCCACCATGGGGTTCACCGGCGCCGAGGCCTTCGGGCTGCTGGCCTCGGCGTCCCGTGACGGCATGTACGGGATCGACAAGACCGGCGACGCCATCAAGGAGCTGTCGATCCGGGCCACGGACATGTCGGCCGCGAGCGTCGCCGCGTACGAGGCGGCGGGTCTATCGGCTGAGGACATGTCGGCCCGGTTCCTCGCCGGCGGCGAGGAGGCACGCGGCGCCCTCGATGACCTCGTGGAGGGCCTGCTGGGGATCGAGGACCCGGTCGCCCGGAGCAACGCCGCGATCGGCCTGTTCGGTACACCCCTGGAGGATCTGAACGTCACGGAGATCCCCGACTTCCTGGCGTCGCTGTCGACCGCCGGGACCGGGATGGAGGACTTCGCCGGGTCGACCGACGCTGCTGCGTCGACCATCGGGGACAACGCCGCGTCGAAGCTCGAGACGTTCAAGCGCAAGGGACTGATGGCCATCACGGACTTCCTCGGCGGGGAGGTGCTGCCGGGCATCGAGGGGTTCCTCGATCGGGCCGGTCCGATCTTCGACGAGCTCCTGGCGGCGTGGGACACCGACGGGTTCTCGGGGGTTGCGGATCAGCTCGGGGCCATCTGGGACGAGGCGTGGCCGGTCATGCAGGCGAAGGCCGCGGCCCTGTTCGAGCGGGCCCGCACGTGGCTGGTGGAGAACGGCCCCAAGGCCCTGCGGGCCGGCGGGGAGATGGCCGAGCGGTTCTGGGACTGGTTGCAGGATGCGTGGCCGCCGTTCGCCCGCCGGATGGCGGGGCTGTACGGGCAGGTGGCCACCTGGTTCACCGAGACGGGGATCCCGGCCGTGGGGGAGTGGCTGCGGGAGGCGGGGCCGCGGCTGTGGCAGTGGATCCAGGACGCCTACCCGTCGTTCGTCAAAACCATGGGCGGGCTCTTCGCCGAGATCGGCGTCTGGTTCGTCACCACCGCGATCCCGTGGATGGCCACCAAGGGGGCCGAGTTGTGGTCGGCCCTGGCCGAGTGGCTCTACACCGACGCGGGGCCCGCGCTGGTGTCGGGGCTCGGGTCCCTGATCGCCGCCGCCATCGGGTGGCTCACCGGGACCGCCATCCCGTGGCTGCGCGAGCGGGGCTCGGAGCTGTGGGGGTGGCTGGTGCGCACCGCTCAGGAGCAGGGGCCGAAGGTGTTGGAGTGGCTGCGTGGCCTCCCGGGCCAGGTCGGCGGGTTCCTCACCGGGACCGCCGCGCCGGCGCTCCGGCGGGCCGCCGTCGAGTGGTTCGGGCGCCTGAAGGACGCCGCGGAGGACAAGGGGGCCGAGCTCGTCGGCTGGATGCGGGGCCTCCCGGGCCGGGCCGTGGGGGCGCTGGGGAACATCGCCTCGGCGCTCTATGGGGTCGGGCGGGACCTGATCGAGGGGCTGCTGAACGGGATCCGTGCGATGGCTGGGCGGATCGTCGACGCGGTCACGGGCCCGATCGGTGATGCGGTCGATGGGGCGAAGCGGCTGCTGGGGGTCTCGTCGCCCAGCCGGGTGTTCGCCATGATCGGTCGCCACACGGTCGCGGGGCTCGTGGAGGGGCTGGAGCGGGATCGTCTGGCGCCGGTGGTGCCGATCCGGCGGATGGCCGCCGACATGATGCGGGCCTACGACGCTGACCTGACCGGACGTCTCCCGGGCGCGCCCGCGGGTGGGACCTGGTGGGCGCCGTCGTCGTCGCAGATCGACGGGCGTGGGGCCGGAGCCGATACCGGACCGATCTCGCTCCGCATCGACAAGCTCATCACCCAGCTCCCCGACGGGAGGGTCCTGGCCGAAGCGGTCGACGTCACCGTCCTCGCCCAGCGAGCCGACCGCGACCGGCGGGGTCGATCCCCGTACACCGCCCGATCGATCGCCGGAGCCGCGTGATGGACACCGTCACGCTGCGCATCGGTCGGATCGCTTGCCAGTTCCGGCGCACCACCTGGGACGAACGAGACGGCGCCACGATCCTGGCGGGCTACGTGTTCGCCGGTTCCCGTCCGGACCTGGTGCACCTGCGCGACGGCCTCGCTGCCGTCGCCGGATCTCTCGACGAGCCGGTCGTGCCGATCGTGTGCCCCAACGGACCGGCCGGGCTGTACCGCGTCGAAGGCGTGGAGGTAGCGCTGGCGGGGCCGACGTTCGCCACTGTGTCGGTCACAGCCCGACCCGTCCTGGGGCACCGGGCGCCGATCATCGAGACGCTCGTGAGCGGCGCACTGCTGGCCAACGCGAACGCGATCACTACCGGGACCGCGTACCCGTGGCACGCCGTCCCGGCGAACGCCACCACCCACAGCTGGTGGCCCGCGGACTCGGCGGGAGTCGTGGCCGGGCAGCGCCCGTGCGAGGGCGGGGTGGTGCGGTACCGGCGGATCACGAGCCGCTACAGCGGTGTGGCCACCTGGGTGTGCGGCCCGGCCGACTGGTACGTCGGCGCCGCCCTGGTGACCGAGGCCCCTACCGCGCAGCACTTCCCGGTGGTGGGCCGGCGGTCGCTCACGACACCCTGGTGGGCGGGCAACGGGCTGGTGCGCTTCACCATCGACCCCGCCACCTCAGCTCTGCTGGTCCAGTGGTGGCGCCCCGCCGTCGGGGCGTGGTCGACCCAGCAGACCTGGCGGGTGGGCCCGACGGCGGACCCGTACCTGTGGTCGTCGGTGACGGTCGTCCGGAACGCCCCTGAGGCGGTGCGGCTGTTGGTCGTCGGGGCCCGGGCGTCGACGGGGATCAGCACGCGCATGTGGCTGACGGTCCGCCGAGGCGGCCGACAGATCGAGGGTCGCATCGACACCGACGCCTCGCCGTCGTTCGGGCTCACGTGGCCCGCCGGGGACGCGGTCACCGACGCCACCTCCTACGCCCACCGCGCGGCCGCCGCGGCCGACGGGACGAACTGGGTCGTCGTCGCCCCCGACAACTTCACCGTCGGCGCATCGTCCGTGAGCCCGGCGTCCTCGACCGCGCTGTCGTGGACCTTCGTCCTCGCCGCGTCGGTGACCTCCGGCGGCGCCGACACCTCGGTGGCCGCGGCGTCGAGGGCGGCCTACGCGGTCCAGACCGAGCAGACCACGGTGGGGGTCTCGGCATGACGGTCACCGAGCTGAAGATGGCGCCCGGCACCTTCTCGGTGGACCTCGAGGTGGACCTGCCGCCGAGCATCACTCAGCAGCTCACGACGGCCCGGACGCACCCTCAGTCGCTTGGGTTCGCCACCCTCGTCGTCACCCGGGAGCACCTTGACCCTGTGGCGGTCGGCGACGACGGCGGCACCGTCCATCCCCTACAGCGCAACGCCCTCTACGCCGGGGTGGTCGAGCGGATCACTAGCCGCAAGCGGCGCATCGAGGGCTATGGGCTGGCCGGGTGGCTCCGCAGTCCCGGCGGACACTCGGACCTCTACGACGGAACCAACGCGTCCGACCCGATGCCCCAGTGGGGCGCCCGCGGCATAGCCTGTTGGGCGGCGATCGAGCGCATGATCGAGGGGAACACGATCGCTGCGTGGCCGATGCGGGCCTGCGATGGGCTGTGGCTCGGGAACGTCCCGGCGAACAAGCTGACGTCGACGACCATGTCCATCCCGCCTGGGGTGAAGGACCGCGTCGAGGTCATCGACCAGGCGCTCCGTGCCACCGGGTGGGTGTGGCGGGTCCGGCCGGCGGGCCTGTTCGACTACGGCACCCCGGCGGAGGTGTGGGGCACGCCGAGGGTGGTGGTCGCCCCGGGGCTCGGGGACGACCCGAGGTGGGTGACGATCAACGGACACGCGTCGTCGTGGGACGAGTCGGTCGAGGACTGGGTGAACTTCGTCTCGGCGTCCAGGGGTTCGGCCTACAACGCCGCGACCGTCATCACCTACTCCACCCGTCCGGGGGCAGTCGGGTACATCGGCCCTCGGGGGGTGCCGATCCAACGTGGGCTGCGCGGGGAGATCGCCAGCGGGGAGGCGAACGCTGACTGGCAGATCCGCATGGCCACCGCGCTGGCGGAGCTGTTCGACGAGCAGCAGCAGATCACCGTCGGCGGTGACATCCGAGACGGTGGGTCGCCGATCGGGGCGGGCGAGTCCGTGTGGGCCTATGACCCGTCGGTCGGTCTGGTCGACACGGCGAACGAGATCAGCGTCGCCGGGCAGATCGTCCATCCGGTGGCGGTACCGATCGACGGGGTCACGTGGTCGATCACGGGCCGCATGGGGACGTACATCGTCTACTGGGACAGGGCCGGCGCTCCGGTGCGGAAGGTGCTCGACCTCACCCCGCACGTCGTTGCCGACACCAGCCCAACGACCATCGATGTCGGCTCCCTGCCGACGTCGTTCTGAAGGAGCCGTGCCGATGACCCCTGTTCTGCGTCGTGGGATTGGTGCTGTCGATGTGGAGGCGGTGGAGGGCGAGCCGCTGTCGTTCCGCGTCACCGGTCTGGGCGCGTACGGGGGCCCGTGGTCGGTCGGGGTGGCTGGCACGGCCGGTGAGGTGCCGGGGGCGGTGGTGGTGGATGGTGCCGATCTGGTGGTGTCTTGGCCGACGATCACCGGCCGGATGCTCCAGCGTCGGTGGGCGTTGCGTCAGGGGGGCCGGTGGCGTCTCGGGGGCTCGCTCGTGGAGGCGACGCCGGGGTCGACGCCTGGTGGCCAGTCGGTGCCGGTGACGATCGATGATGAGCAGACGGTCACCGTGACGGTGGTGGTGGATCCGGGCGCGGAGTCGGCGGTGGCGGCGGAGGCTGCGGCTGTCCGGGCCGAGGGGGCCCGTGATGCGGCGGAGGAGTATGAGGCGGGTGCGGCGACTGCGGGGGCG